TTACCGGTGCAGTAACTACACCATTAACACCAATTACAACGCGTTTACCACTTGTCTGTATTACGTCATATACTGCGTGCCAAACCTTAAAAGGTTTACCGGTATCGTAATTGATATTTTTAAGGACCTTTACTTTATCGCCCTTTTTTAAATCAACACCGCGTACCAATCTGTTAACGGCGTTTTGTACTTCGTCGTAATCGTAACCAGCTGCAATCAATTTGTTTTTTCTTTCAACGCCGTTACCCCATTTGCCGCCCAATACTTCTTTTGCAACCACATCAACCGCACCGTTAACAGTTTCGGTTTTTACAGTTTCGGTTTTTACACCTTCCGCGTCATATTTCGGTGCAGCATAACCGCGTATACCTTTTGCGTTAACTGCAATTACACGTGGACCAACTGCATTATTTACATTACCTTCAATGACATAAATGTTTTTTTCAATAACCTTTTCGACAATACCGACGTGATCCGTATAACCTACGTTGTCACCCTTGCCGTTGTCGTCCCAGTCATAAAAAATAATTTCGCCCGGTGTCGGTGTTCTGTTTTCGTTCTCAATCCATACACCAAGTTTTTTAAACTTTTTAATCATTTCTTCACAACCGCATTCAGTCGGTATAATATCGGTATAACCTAATTTAATTGAAACGGCTGAAACAAACGTTGCACACCACGCGTCGGTGTATTTAACTTTATAACTTCTTGCCAACGGTTTATGTGTGTTGTAAATATCAATAATACTTTTATGTGTTCCGTCGTATTCGTTTTTACCTAACCAGCTTTTTGCCAGTTCAATAACTTTGCTTGCGTATTTACCCATAACGTTTTTACCTCCTGTTTACCATTGTTCGGTAAATGCTCCCTTGCTTTTACCCAATAGTTCAGACGCCCTTAATCTGTCACTTGTTTTATACCCACTGCATTTAATTATTTGCGTCCAAAATTCTTGTAAGTCTGCCAGTTCCATAATGTCGCGTACATTGTCCGTATTACTTCTTAAATATTCAATGTAATTTTGTACGTCTTCACGTGCAACTATTTTATAGGCGTTGCCCCTTGCGTACTTCTTTGAATACCCCGCTTCAATAACACTTTGTTCAGCATTACCGCAACATTTACCAACATAATTTAATGCCACTAATTTTAACTGTGGTTTAATTTTCGGTTCATTCATTTAACCACCTTCATTTGTGATAACCTTCTAAATCCTTAATTCTATGATTTACAACATCAATTTTTTCTTCAAAAACCGCTTCGTTTTGTTCCAACTTATAAACACGTTCAATAACACGATTGTGTTTTTCAACTTGTGTTTTCAATTCGTCTATTTTATACGCTTGCAATTCGTTTTGTGTTTTCAATTCGTTTTTTATATTTTCAAGTTGCTTTTCATTCTGTTTGTCCATTTCAACGGACAACTTTTTACTTTGTGTAAAATTGTTAACTAAACACACCGCCAACGTAACCCCGCCACTTATTAAGGCAACAACAATTGTATCTGACATTTCGCCACCGCCTTACTTTGACGACTGTTTAAATAACTGGTTCGCATATACGGACGCACCAGCAACCAAAACACCCTGTGTAAATCCGGTAAATACACCAATAACACTAAAACCTTCTGTACCTATAACGTAAAACAATGACAACGCTACACCAATAACACCCAGTGTCAACGGTATGTATTTATCTTTAATTAACATTGTGTTTTTCAACATCAACCCAATTACGTATAAAACTACTACCAATATCAACAATTCCGGTTTAATGTAATTTTCAAACGTCATAAAATAACCTCCTAACGTTTAACAGTCAAACAATTTATACAATCATTTTAATACTGACCTACTGCGTTTTGAATAGTGCATATATTGTGCCTATTTGGTGCACATATCAAAAATAATCAATCAAATTTTCGTTTTAAGGCAATCAAAAAAACCGTTAAGGGAATTTATACCCCTAACGGTTTAAAATCGTTACACGGTCAAAAATGAACGTTACAACATTATTCTATGTTCAAATAGATACTTAAACACAATCTTTTTTTATTTCTGACAATTGTTGACACATCGACGTCAATAATTTCAGCAATGTTTTCAATTGTATATTTGTTTTTATAATACAACGGTAAAATATTAAAATATAAATCGTCTTTAAAGTCGTGCAGTGCAGCTTTAATTTTTGGATCAACTTCACCGTTTTTATAAAATTCATATAAACGGTGTGACACATCGTCATAAATTGAATTTGTTGGGTTTTTTAATAAATGGTTCTTTTTCATTCCTGTCAACATAATATCAACCAGTTCGGCAAAGTCTTTTTTATCTTCAACACTTAACATTTAATCACCTCATATAAAAATAGTTGTACCGTCAATTCCTATAAAAACCGCATAACATCAACAAAAACCACGGTTTCCGGTACGTACAAGTACATATATTTTATATATATTTTTATATATTAGTTTTAAATTTCCCGGGCCGGGTAATTAATAAAATTATTTAAGTAAATAGAAATATATGTACCTTGTTGTACTCACCCTTAATTTTGTCAGTAATATCAAGCCTTCAAAGGGGCCGTACATATATTAAAAAATACTTGTAAATAGTTGTACTTTGTACGTACCTTTATGTATTTTTGCATATCCTTTGCACAATGACCGCATACGTAACGCATATTTATTGCATACATTGTGCCTATAAAATCATTATTCCGGTATTAAAACAACTTCATTGCCGTATTGGTAATTCACGGTTAATGGTGAAATTAGTACAACATTTTCAACGTTGTAATTCTCGTTTATATTATCATCGTGTAACGATAACATTTTAACCGGTAAATCGTCTGCCAACGGTTGTAAAATTTCTTTCAATTCTTTAACTGTCATTTGTTATCACCTCATTTGAAATTTTTTAATTTCTTTTCAACATCTTCAAATTCTGCACCGGAATTTATACAAACACCGTGTTCAAGTCCAATAACACAACCGTTTTTCTTCTCTTGAATATATTGAATTCGATCAACGAAAATAATTATGTCTGTGTTATCCGTGCTTTCAATTTTTATATATTTACGCATTATTCTTTACCTCCTTTTCATACGGACATTTAACAATACAGTCTTTACAATCAAAATGAATATCAAATACCCGTGCGTAATATTTTCTTATTTCACAATCACTCAACGTTTACCCCTCCAATATTGTAATATCACATCTTCGTAACGCTTCCAAACCAAACGAATGTATTTTCCCGGTGCTGCAATTTCGTAATAATACAGTGTTGTTATTTTCTATCTTTTCAACTTCTAAAATTACGCCGTTTACATTACCTTTAAACTTTGTACCAACCGATATATTCATTATGGGTTGTTTTCGTCCGTGTTTTTTTACATAACATTCCTTACATAAATATGGCGTGCTATAATTTATTGCCGGGTTCACATCATCAATATAACAGTAAACCTCACTTAACGGTTTGGGTGTTCCGCACTCTTCGCATTTGCCGTTATATTTTCTTGACTTACTGGTTTTTCTATTCGGTGTTATATAATCCCTTGCCATTATTTCACCTTCTTTCGTCCACGGCTGCAAAACTCTGTTGACGTACGAAACTTTACAGCTTCACCCGGCATACCAATACAGAATTTACCGGTGTAATAACCACAATCCTTACACCTAACAACTTCAACATAATCAGTTTTGTTTTTGAACATTGGGCAATTCTCATTGTGAGGAAAAAAAGTTATTATGTTGTCCGGGATCATAGGTTCGTGCCATTCGCACATTTCATAATGTATACAATTTTCACAAAAACACATTTACTTTTTCACCTTCTCCCAGTCCTTTTCCATTGCTTTAAATTTCTGCCGTGTTGGTTCCCAATTTCTATTTTTCCATAACCATTTTAAACGGAAAAAATAATATTTAATTTTTTTCATTGGCCATCGTTTCCTTTCAATTTAACTATGTCTTTTAACACCTCAACAAAGTCTTTTAACACCTCAACAATGTTGGTTGCTTCCCACCAAATCAGCAACAACAAAATACAAATAATAACTTTAAACATTGTTAAACCTCCCTTTACAACCCCAACCATTTACAAATTTTACGACCAATATAAGCGCCACCAACACCACCAATAATTACACCAAGTGTTATACACACAATAATTCTAAATATTTCAAACATTATTTAACACCTCCCTTTACAACGTGTCTGTCCGTCTTTTTCGTCCGTCTTCCCTACATTCAAATACAATATATGTACATTTACCTTTTTTAAAATGTTCGCACGGTTTCAATTTTTCCCGGCTGCCTTTTTGTGATAAATTCGGCGTACCGTCACAAAAATGTGAAACACCACGCGGACAATTTTGACGTACTTTCATTGCGTACCATTGAAATTGCATATCCGTCATATTTTGAGTATTCAAATTTAACACCTCACTTTTTTACAAATATTCTGAAACGTTTACCGTCAATTTTCTTTTCCTCAATTTCACATTTGAATTGACGTTTAACCGTCTTACTAAATTCAATCTGTGACATTGGGGTAAAACTGTTACTGATACAAAATTCTTTATACTTCATATAACATTTTGTTGTCGGTTCGTTCATCAATGCCAATTCGCCGTATTCCTTGAAAAATAAAATAATAGGATTATTGTTTTCCTCATATTCTTCAAGTTCACGTTGTACGGCTTCGTTTTGTGTAAATGCTTGATTTTCCAGCACGCGTTTTAATCCTTTAATACCAATTTGTATAAAGTATTCAATACTTTCGTCGCTTCGCAATTTGTATTTAATATACGGATCATAATCCGCGTCACTTTTGGAAAACGTCGCGTTAAACGGTACGATAATCAAACGATTTAACACGGCCCCGCTCTTATCTTTAATACGCGGTATGTTGTTTGCACTAAATAACAATTTCGCGTAATTGTTAAATTCGAACGGGTGTGAGCCTTTCCGTTCAACCGTTATTCTGTCACCGCTGACAAGTTTTTTAAATATAGCGGGGTTTTTAATAAATTCGTCGCCTATATCGTCGCCAACGTTGGCAAGTTTCCCGGCAATTTCTGCGGTCTTAAATTGGCTTCCCAAGTCTGCCAAATCCAACGCGGAAACGTTGTCGTCACCCAGCATATACGATATTAAATCTAAATACGTACTTTTGCCGTTGGCTTTGTCACCGACAAATATAAAACTTTTACGTAATTCGTTACGCCTGTAAAAAGTGTACCCGGCTATTTCTTCAAGTAAATCGCGTATACTTTTGTCGTGACAACTCATTTTGTTTAATGTGTTGTCAAGTAATTCGTGGTATGCACCTTGTACAAAATCAAAATCAATTTTGTTTGTTACAATAATGTCCGGTGAAAATTCAAGTAATTTATCATTGAATATGTCATACACACCGTTTTTAAATGCTATATAATTTGACGTGTCGATTTTCTTTTTATTCTCAACAATCAATTCCAAATACTGTAACACTTCACGTCGCCGTGTATATGTCAAATTTGGTATATGTTTAATCATTTGACTTTGGATCACATCTTCACCGGCAACATATACACCGTCTTTGTAAATATGTAATCGTCCGTTCATTTTGATTATGTGATTATTGTTTTTTAAGAAATTAGCAAACTTGTCAAATAAAAATTGATTTTTATTAAAAAATATGGGTTTTTTAAAACTGTCGTCCCTTAATATTGTTTCAAGTTCTGACGCGTCCAGCGGTTGTTTTAATACGTATTCGTTAATAATGTGTATCGTTTCCCGTGCTTCATCAACCGAAAAATCGTTTGACTGTAAAGTTAATATGTAATTAAACAACGCTTGATTTCGTCCGCTGCCGTTCTTCATCGTCAAAAAGTTCATTGAGTGTGTAACGGGTGTCAACCACTTCGGGACCTCTTGGTATTCTTCACCGTCCAATATGTCGTATATTATTGGACGGTCTTTATCGTCAAACTTCAACACCGAATAACTGTTATTACAACCAACCTTAATATCACATTCAAGACCTATTGCAAGTAATTTATTTTTATCAAATCTGCAAGTGGCGTTTCGTTCCACATTTCCACGTCTAAATAAAAAATGTTTCCCCCTTGTGGTTTCATACACACGACATAATAAATTTTTATCCTCAACAATTTTCATAACAATTTCGCTTTGTTCATAGTCGTCAACGTCAATCAATATCACATCGTCAGCAAGTACACCGGCAAATTCTTTTAAACTTTTGACTTGATCATAATTCAATAATTCAGCCGACGTTTTATTTTTAAAACTCATTCTACATTGTTTCTTACGTGTCGGTACGTAACCTTTAAATAATTCATTCACGATATAGAACCTCTCATTTCCTTTTGTGCTGCGTCAATTCTATTACAAGCAATATTAAAATATTTTTCTTGTAATTCCATACCAATAAATTTACGCCCAGTGTTCACACAAGCAACGCCAGTTGTACCACTTCCCATAAACGTATCAAGTACGGTATCACCTTCATTTGTTGCGTCGGTTATAATTCTTTCAATCAATTCAACCGGTTTTTGTGTTGGGTGTACCTTTTCCCCGTTTGTTTTCTTTGCTCCACTTGAAAACGCCGTTTCTCGCCACACATTCGAGCCACCTTGACATATTGGTTTTTTGGTTGCGTAAATCATAAATTCGTGTGAAAAATTATATTGATTTCCGGCACCACTTTTTTTATCCCAAACAATCAAATTACGCACCGGTATATGTTCAGATAAAAGCGGATAATAAAACGCATACCCTCGCCAGTCTGTAAAGAAATAAACGCGTCCCGTGTCTTTTAAAACTCGGTTGTATTCAGTAAACAAATTTGTATAAAACGGTTTACATATAGTTAAATCGTTAAAATCCCCTTTTTGCCCGTTGTGTGTCATACCTAAAAAATACGGGGGATCACTTACAATTAAATCAATGCTATTATTTGCAATTCCTTTTAAATGTTCTAAACAATCACCGTGTTTTAAAATCAATTTAATACAACTCCTATATTCCGTATTGTTCTAAACGTTCATAAACCAAATCAATGTACCATTGTTTGTTTAAATGTTCCGGCACGCTTGCCGTTGTAATGTCGCCGTTTTCAATAAAACTGTGTTCGCTGGTATTCGCAAACTTATGGAATGACAAATCATTTGTCGGTGATACGTATTTGACTTTATTAACGCTTCCGTCAGTTGTTCGCTTACTTGCAAAAATGCGGTAACACTTGTTTGTGTAATCCTTCCCGTTATGCGTTACATACGCAAATTTACTTGTAAGTTTACAAATTTTCTGAAACATTATTAAATCGTTACATTGTCGTATGCTTTTTTCCGGCGGTATCCTGTGTAACATATAGTCCAAAATTGCTTTATTGACAATCGGTAAATCGTTGTCAATACTTGTTAACTTCTTCACATATGCACCCTTGCGTTCAATTTCACCGTCCAAATCAACGAATACGTAATTGTTAACGTCCTTTTGCCATATCTCTTTAATGTAATCAAATTCCAACGTCATTTTTGTACGTTGTTCCCACTCATAACAAACGTCGTCAACCATATCAAAATATTGTCGGTTTATTTTAATAATCAAACCGTCCGTATTACTTTGTATAAGTTCAAACGTTGGTACGTCCTCCAGTTTTTCCAACAAGTCCAGTAATAACAACTGACCGTTAATACAAATACTGCTTGCCGTTCGGGGATCATACGCTTTATTGTTTTTATCCTTACATATACCAAACGTACCATTTAAGACGATTTTCAACGGTGCCTGTTCCGCTTTTTTTCCTTCACGTTTCAACTTCAAACGCAAGTCGTATATTTCTTTAAAGCGTTCCGGCTTTTTACTTGCCCTTGTCAATAGGTTATGAAAAATCATCAATGACGGGTAATAACTCGCAACGTCAACGTGTAATATAAGTTCGTTTTTCCCGCATTTATGGTGGTACCGGGTTTTTGCACCGTGTAACCCACCAAGTCCAAAATCGTGCGGTACACCGCAAACGTCAGCGGAAAAACTCATATTTTCGTTTTGGTTGTCTTTATTTAAAAACCATTCTTTAATACGTTGGTATTTTCGTTTATTAAGTTTCAAACAATCAAGTATTACAATGTCCCATTCGTCGTTAAAGTCCTGTCGTACACATTCCAGTATTTCCGCTGAAATTTGTGCTTTGGTTTTACTCATAGCGTTCAAAGGTAAATTGAACATTTTAACTAAACCAAGTTGAGCGTCAAAATCTGACTTTGTTTCAAGCCAAACATTTATACATTCTTCAACGTCATTACGACAATATTTAATTGTGTCTTGTATTTGTGCGGTTGTTAACTTTCTGTCTGTTTTAAAATCGACGTCACTTTCGTGTATGCTATGACCTTGAAAACCTTCAAGCTGCTTTAAACTGCTATTTAACAACATTACATCGTAATTTATTAATGGTATTTTATTTAATAAATTACTAAACTGATAACCCGGCAAACCTTTGTTAATAATCCAGTCGTTAACCTCCCACGCGTCAAACCCACATAACAAACCTTTTAATATGTATTGGTCATAATGACGTGTGTTAAAACCACACCATATTTTTTGTTTGTTTTCCGCGTGATACTTTCGCAACATTTCAACATCGTTAACAATGACGGTTTCAGTGCGTTCAAACGGATTTATTATTACAACCAACCAGTCGTATTTAAATACTTCAAAGTCATAAAAACAAATCATTTTTAAATCACCCTTAAAACTGTTAAATTACCGGTATAACCTTTTTGAAAAACCATATGACAATACTCAATACTGTCGGTTTTTCCGTCTTCTGTAAAACTCATTCTTTCGTGATGAACGTAACACAACGCCGGCATTGTCTTTTTAAAAAATGGGAAACGCCCTTTAGTTCCGAAAAAATTAAGTCGTAACAACATAATCACATAACCACCGGGTTTAACATCTTCAAGTGCTGCGTTTATTATTTCAATTGCTTTATTAAATGGCGGGTTTGTAATTATAATGTCCGGTTCATAATCAACACCATATTCAAGATAATCGTATATATTACGTGCCAAACTGTCCGGCCGTATATCTATTGTGTCGCACTCATAACCGTATAATTTTTTAATTACCGCCGGGTAACTCATTTCGTGCAACACGTCACCACCAGCACACGGATCTAATATTTTCAAATTCTTATCTTTAAATATGGGTATGTCCTTTTCCAATTCTTTTAAAAACAATTCAATTTGATTTTGCGGGGTAACGTAATAATCACTTATATGTGTTTCACGTGCTTTGCTTCTGTTTGTACTACTCATTTAATCACCTTTTCAAAATACCGTATGGGGTATTATTTTTAACGTAAACACCCCATACGTTTATTAAAATATTAGTCTTCTTCCCAAACGTCTTTAATTGAAATTGGATTAAATGCGTCCGGATCGTAATCAACTTCAAGCATTAATTTAAATTCTTCCACTTCTTCCATAATGTCCAAAACCAAATCCGCAAACTGTGAATAACTTTCAAATACGGGTACGAATTCCGTTTCCAGTTTTGCAAGCCAACCGGTTACGGTTGCAATGGCTTTACCGTCGTTCCATTTGTCACTTTCTTTATTACCGTAAATTTTGCGGTTAAAGAAAATGCAGCTTTTTTTGTATTCGCCTTCCTGTATACGTAACATTGCTTTGAAAATTGGTTCTTTGGTCTGTTTTGTTTCGCCAATTTCCATACTTTCAATTTTTACAACGTATGTACCTTTTGGTACCTCCGGATAATCACCGGTACCGCCGTTTTCAACCGCTTCGTTATAGTCCTTCATTAACTGGTCCTTGTTTACTTCCTTATCAAATTTTGAAAAATCAATACTCATAGTTTTATACCTCACATTCTTTATTTGTTGGGACACTTAACGCCTTTTCAACTGTCCAATTATATGCGTTTATTCGTGTCCTCACTGTTTTATAATTTAAATTCAATTCTCTACACCAACACGGCAACGTTAACGTTTTTCCATTAAAGGTGTATAATTTGTTTCTGCGTGTGTTATTTGCCTGTGCTATGCGTGTAACCCAGCGACAATTTGACGGTTCATAATTTCCGTTGTTGTCTATTCGGTCTATACTTAACGTATCACTATAACCATTTGACATTGACCAATTGTAAAAACTCATAAAATCGTTACGCCATTCGTCACACACCGTTATACCTCTTGCACCATATTTATAATAATTGGTGTCACTTTTCAAATAACATCTGTGTCGCATACTACACCATACTTTATACAGTTTCGTACCACTCATACGGTGCGTTGACATAATACAAAATCCTCCTATTAGTCAATTGTGAAATTATATGCAATACTATGCCAATTTGCAGCATTTAACGGTTCAACTGTTGCACGCTCGTGCGTTATAATACCGTCACTTGTTATACTTATTCTACTCATACACTGCGACACTGACGGTACACAATACATTATTTTCTTACTCGGTCTAAAACCTTCCGGCAACGTTCCAACCGGTGTATTGTTCGCCGTTACACCTTTAAAAACACCGCTTAAAAATACTTCTTTTCCAATACGTCTGTAACGTGGTTTCTGTTCTTCACTGTATGCCGTAATACCATTACTTAATGGTAAATCAATCCAGCCGGTGTCGGTCAATTGCCCCTGTACACTTTCAATTTGTCCCTGTACTTCTGCCATTTGTTCCTGTAACTGTAATACATCTTCATAAATTGTACTGTTATTACTCATAATTTTTATCCTCCCTTTGTTCGTAACAATATATTTTATTCCGTTCTTCTGCGTCTACGTCTTACCGGTGCAGCGTCCGCGGTTTCAACTTCCGTTGGTGTTTCCTCAACCGGCGCACTTTCGGTTGTTTCTGCGGTTCTACGTTTACGGCGTGGTGGTGCGTCCGCGGTTACGTCTGTTTCCGGTGCTTCCGGTTCCGTTTCTTCCGTGGTTTCCCCTGTAACCTCGGTTGTTTCTTCCTGTGTTTCATCGGCTTTTTTTCTACGGCTGCGACGTTCTTTTTTACCACCTTCAAACGGTACGTCGTCTTTTTTAACGGCGTCGTCAATTTCGGCCATTTCCGCGTCGGTTAAAAATTCGCCCAGTTCGTAAAAACTACGGATTTTTTGATCCACGTAATACAAATCGTTATCAATCGCGTATGCCGGGAACATACCCGCCGGACTTTTAACCGTGTCTTTACCGTTATTCTGCGTCAAGAATGTATAAACGCCGTCGGTAACGTTTGTTTTTAAAACAATGGTTGACATACCCTCAAGACAAATTTTTTCATCAAGCAATTTACCAATTGTTTTAATTTTTTCGTTTCCTTCGTCGTCACGGTCCGTATGACATAAAATATATACAATAACGTCGTTCGGCAATTCTGATACTTTGTTTGCAATGTCCCAAGCGTGACGCCCTATGTCGGTAAATTTATCAAAACCACGTTCCGTTGACCTTCTCATAAATTCGTTTGCCATTGTGTATTGATAATCATCAACGACAATTGTTTTGTAATCCTTACTGTAAATTTCAAGTGCTTTAATAATTTGGTCGCTTTGGTCTGTCTTTGTCTGTTCAAGTTGTCCGCTACCCTTAAACGGCAAAATTTTGCCTTGTACGTTGATAATTGCCAACTTGTCCTTTGGGAAATTACGCATTGAATAACTTTTTCCCGTTCCGCTTCTTCCTAAAATAAATACTAACTGTCCCATAATTTTTTAATCCTCCTTAATTTTGTCTTTACTTTCAACCACACGTGACGCCCACATATCGGCAAAATGGATAATCATATATAACGGTGTTTCCTTGCCCTGTATGTCGTATTTAAAACAACCATACAATCCATTATGCCAAGCAATTGCCCTTTGTTCGTCCTCGGTTAAATCAATAAACTTTGTCGCTTCAATGCAGCTTACAACTTCGTGCGGTAATGTCATTAAATCTTTGTTTGTTTCAAATGGTTTGGCGTCTGACGTTTTACCACTTTTCAATATGTTTGGTACATACAACGGTTTTCCAAACTGTCCCGCTTTTCCCAAATCGTGAAGTATTGAACATATAACAATACTGTTTTCAATGTTTTCGTATTCTTCACGGTATAAGGTAATACCCACACGTTCCGCATATTGCAAAACGTTTAAACTGTGTTCCGCTAACGCACCGGGATACGCACCGTGATATTGTGTTGACGCCGGGGCCTCAAAAAAACCCACATCGTCCATATAGTCAATAAGGTCTTCAATACCTTCACGCCCGGTTAATCGCAAGCGGTTAATTATTTCAGTTTTTATTTCTGCTGGTGTCATATTCTTTTATACCTCCTGTTATTTAAATAATGTTCGTCCGTTTTTGACGTATGTATTGTTGTAATAATTTATAGCGGTTTCGTCACCGCTTTTAATATCATTCTGTAACTGATATTTCCACGTTGTTATATAACATTCCGGATAACGTACAAAGTCAACAAACACACCAAGTGCAAACAATAATACTGCGGTCAATAATAGGTTTCTTACAAGTTTCATATTTTCAATCCTCCGAATTATTTAAATTCAATTTTACGTATGGTTTCTTCGTTAAAATATCCCTGTTTCAACTGATCTAAAAACGACATACATTCAGTCCACCCGGACGGATATACAACAAATGCAAAACCACCGCTTTTTTTAATTTCGTTAATATTATGTATTTGCAGTTCTGACGGTTTACCGTTCTGTGCTTTTACTTCAAGTGCTACAAAATAACCACCAACACACGCCAGTATGTCCGGCACCCCGCTTTTTGTAAATTGTGATCCCGCCCAATATTTAATATGGTACGCACCCAAACTGTCCAAATAGCGTTTTATTTTGTTTTCAAAAAGTTTTTCCGCTGCCATTTAATCGCCCCTTTCAAATAACGCGTCGGTGTAATCCTTACGCATAGCAAGCGTTTTATATATCTTTTCTTCAATACTGCTTTTGCAAGTCAAGTAATAATAAAAACACGTCTTTTTTTGCCCTATACGGTGTATACGCTTTTTCGACTGTTCAAACAATTCACTTGATAACGGCGGGGTAAAATACACAATTTTGTTTGCTTTTTGTAAATTTAAACCCATTGCCCCGGCTTGATATTGAATAAATGTTATACTGTCGTCAAACTGTTCATACGCGGTTAAATCTTTAAAGCTGCCGTTTACTTCTGATATGTTTTCTGTGTACTGCCACGTGATATTTTTTAACGTTTTAAGTTCGTCATCGAAATTATAAAAAACAATCAATCTGTCGTTTGTACTTTCCAACAATGACCGAAAGGCGTCCAACTTTTCCACGCTATATTGACCGCATAACTGACGTTCATATAACATTTTGGTTAACGTTGTATCACCGACAAGTATGTTACCAACAACCTCACAAATACAGTCTTTTTTGAATTTTCTGTAATCTTTGGACGTGTTAACAGTTAACTTGCTGGTAACTTGCTCCGGTAAGTCCATTACGTCGTCGGTTTTTAAAAAATGACAACCATATTGACGCATTTTTCGTTTTAAGCGGTCAACGTTTTTATAACCTTTTACAATGGTTATCGGATAACCTTCAACGTCCTTAACTTCCGTATCAACGTATTGTTTCCAGTATAATTTTTTGCTAATATTCCAACCCAGTAAATGAAGTTGGGACCATAACAATTCGTATTTTCCACCCGTTGGCGTACCGCTTAACAATATAACGTTTTTTGCATTTAACGATATGATGAATTTTGACCGTTTCGCCGTTTCGTTTTGGATCAATGAACTTTCATCAAGTAATAACGTAAAGTCGGTTAATTTCTTTAATTCCGGACGTCTGAACGCTAATTCGTAATTGATAATACCAACGCGTTCATAATATGAATTCATTTCACTATGCGACATAAACGCGTTAAATTCACCTTCATTTGTCAAATCAAATATTAAGTAATCACCAATATAATGCTTTGTAAAATGGTCAACCCAATCGTTAATTTTGGATTTTTGACATATAACCAAATTAACTTTTGCATTTAACTGGTGTAACTTTTCGGCACCGGTGAACGTCTTACCAAGTCCCGTTACATATCGTGGTAAAAAGCCACACGATTTTTTGATTTAACGTCAGTTAACGCGTCATTCTGATGATCGTACAGTTTCACACACGACATATTGATCACCTCCTTTAAAATTCAACACTTTGTTAATGTCCTATTGTGTACGTATCAAAACACTTGGTGGACACCACCAACCATAACCGTTGTCAACTGTCCCGCATAAATCGTGTCCTTCAACATATTTATCAAATTTAACACCAATCATATAAGGTGAAATTCTAACGACTGTTCCTAATTTACCAATAATATGGCGGTTACCGTCATACCCAATTATCGCTCTAACTCGGTCACCTATTTTAAATTTGTCCATATTTAACCTGCCTTTCGTAATTCCTCACATTTAACGATTGAATACGTAATTTTCACATCGTTTTGTTTTTCCAATAAACTGATCAATAAACTGTAAATTTTTTCGGCCATATTTAACCTCCCTTTTTAATACTGTTCCGTTTACTTTAAGTTACTTCGCTAATGTTCAGAATTTCACAAATAACGTTAACAATTTTCGGTGCATTTCGTTGGCCGGTAAGAATTTTATACATATACCCACTGTCAACATACAACCCGGTTTTATTTGTGATTTCTTCTTCAAGCCACTTTTGTGTTTTGCCTTTTTCCAATAATTTGGTTTTTACGCACAAACCAAAGTTTGAAATTTTAGACATATTGCTCAAAATTACCACTCCTTTCCGTTATTATGATTGACAAGTACGGATTTAAGTACTATAATAAAAATGTCACTAATTACAATAAATACGGCTTTCCGTACTTGCCACAATGCTATTTTAGTACCGATAGCCGTACTTTGTCAACCCATTAATTACGGTTTGCCGTATTTTTGTGAAAAATGTATACAAAAGGAGGTACGGATATGGGTACTTTGTACAAAAAAATAATAAGCCTTTGTGAAGAAAAAGGAATAAAAGGGGGTAAAATGTGTACTGACATCGGAATGAGTAAAGGAATTTTGACCGATTTAAAAATGGGTAGACAATCGGGTATATCGACTGCAAACGCTCAAAAAATTGCGTCATATTTCGGTGTGTCGGTTGATTATCTTTTAGGGGAAGAAGAAAAACAAAAACAGTCCGTTGAAAACGAACTGTCTGAAAGAAAAAAATTATTTATGCAGAAGGTTGCAGAAATGTCTGACGCTCAACTTGAACGTTTGGAACAGATTTTGGATCTTGTTGAAAATACAAATCTATAAGAAGCTCAAATTGTTCTTGTGTTAGATTTTCAATACGTTGTAATAATTCTTCTGTCTTGCTCATTGTTTTTCAATCCTTTCTTCGAACATCTGTTCCGTTAAATTCAAGACAATTATATATAAAATGAATTGTCTGAACAATGGTAATTGTTGTTATGTTCCGATGAAATGATTGTAAAATATTTCAAGTCAAAAATCAATGTACAAATTTTATTTTTTAATGGTCAAATTTTATAGTAAATTATAATTTTTTAATATTGGAGGTTAAATATGGAAGGATTAATAGATAAAGCAAGGGATTATATTATTGGACTACAACAAGCGGGAAATTTCACTTATGAAGATATGGCAAACCTCAGTGGTGTACCACACCAAACCGTAAGAAATTTTTGCAAAGGAAAAACCGAAAAAAATCCCGGTTTTTTAACGATTGCCAATCTTGTATTTTCTCTTGGTGGGGATCTTAACGAACTTATCGGATACGATAAGAAAAAGGAAATTGAAGTAAATAGCACCGTTTCACTAAAAGAAACTTACGAAATGAGAATTGCTGACATAATCAAATCAAATGAAACGTTAATTGCAGAAATAAAAGACGTTACCGAAAAAAGAATTGCAGACATTATAAAGTGTTGTGAAACACGAATTGCAGATATGAAAAGTAATTATGATGAACGAATTGCAATTTACAGGGACCTTTTACAAAAAGCATACCCAACAATGTATAGATTGGATTAAAAACATAAGGGGATTAATGATATGTACACCAATTATAAACAATTAGAACGATACCGACATAATGATAAAGTTATACGCATTGCCAAATATGGACGTTGTTCCAGTGACGAACAAAAGAAAAACGGCTACACAATAAATGACCAACTTGAATTAATTGACGAATTCGCCGTTGAAAATGAACTTGTAGCAGTTGAAACGTATGTTGATGAGGGTATTAGTGCAACACTTGAAATTAACAAACGTAAAGCATTATCAGAATTAATAAAAGACGCCAAAAAAGGCAAGTTTGATATTGTTGTATTTAAATGTATTGACCGTTTTTTCCGTAATGTCGGTGAATATTACGAATGTCAAAAACAATTGCGTAAAGCTGGTGTTACGTGGTTGTCAATTGAAGAAAGTGACCTCGATCCGGAAGACGACGACGCAGCATTTAAAATTAATATTTATTTAACTATGGCTGAATATGAAGCCAAAAAGACAAGTAAACGAATTAAATTCAATAACAAAATGCGTATTAAAAACAAACAAGTAATAACAGGTTCACAATGTTTTCTATTTCCGTGGATAGTTGAAGGGGAACACCGCAACCGTTATTTGGTGAAAAACAAAGAAAAAGAAGAAATGCTATACGATTTACTTGAATTTTTTGAAACACATCAAAGTAAATCGGCAACGTTGGGTTACATCAACGTAAAATACGCGACAACAATGACTATTACTACATTGACCAACTTATTAACTGATACATTATTATACGGTGAATATAAAGGCGTTGCAGACTATGTTGAACCATATATAACCAAAGAACGTTTTGACAAAATACAAGAAACTTTAAAACGTAATGCCCGTATGGGAACAACACCACATCGTGTATTTTTGTTTTCCGGATTAATTAAATGTCCTGTATGCGGAAGAAATTTAACCGGGAATTACAGTCGTCCACAACCAACGCGTGATTATCACGGGTACCGTTGCAACCAATACAGACAACAAAAAACGTGCACATTTAACCGGTCAATTTCTGAATTACAACTTGAAAAACAATTGTTAAATAATTTAGAACGTTATATTACAAATGAAATTATTAAAATTGAAGGGGTACAAGACACCACGCCCAAAAATAACAACGAAATAAAAATCGCAAAAATAAAATCGGAAATGGAACGTTTAAATGTAATGTTTAGGAAAGGACGCATTGAAGAAAAGGAATACGACGAAGATTATTTTAAATTGGAAAAAGAATTAAAAACATTGGAAGTTGAGGAAAAACCGGTTAAACGTAACATTGATAATTTAAAAGGGATTTTGGAAACAGATTATAAAGGATTATACGATCAACTTACAAAGGAAAATAAAAAAGCATTTTGGAGGAACTTAATAAAGGAATTTAGTGTTGACGATAACAAAAAAATAATAGAAGATAGCATTGTATTTTTTTAATTAAAACGTTGTACTTTTTGATGTGCACCGTTAGGCCCGACCAAACCATATATAGTGCCCTTTCTTACATGAAGTGAAATGTCATCAAGCGCCTTGTAGTTATCAAAATATTTCGTTACTCCAAAAACCTTAATCATTCTGCACACACTCCTTCTTTGTAAATACTATCTATTATATTTTCCATAATCTTTTTATCTTCGCCCAAAAATTTAAGTTCCTTAACTGCCAAAGTCAAAATGTCATATAGTTCATTTGCTCTTTTTTCGTCCTTTTGTCCCTTAAGAGAGGCCACAAAACTACCCTTACCCTGAACACTGTATGTATAACCTTCTGCCTCTAACTGTTTGTACGCCCTTTGTACAGTATTGGGATTTATGGTAAGGTTTACAGAAAGTTCCCTTACAGACGGTAACTGTTCGTTTTCCTGCAAAACTCCGTTTATTATAAGATTTTTAAAGCCATCTTCTATCTGTTGGTGCAAACTTTTTCCGTCTTTGTAGTCAAGACTTATCATAACACCACCTCCAACTGTACTATTTGTATTAGTACACTTAATATACCATATAAATTTTATGATGTCAATAGCAAAAAAGAAATCCGTAAAATTACGGATTTCTCAGACCGTCGAAAAAGTTGTTCTACCGCAAGAGAGTTAATAATTATGTTTGAATGTAGGGCAAGGGCTTGCTATAGCCGTAATGAAATTCAAATGTAT